CTCCTGCGTGGATACGATTAGAGGGTTGGCTATGGGAAATAAGTCGTGCATGCAAAATTCAATACTCCTTAAACTTTTCGCCATGCGGCGAATTTCAATTCAGCCTGTAGACCTTGATAAGTGTTATCTTCAATAACCTTTTCAACATCTTTAAGACCATTTAAATACATTTCATTGATGTCCTTACCTGGAACATCGCTTGGCCATATACAAATTTTATAGCCATTTTTAATTACTTTTTCCATACGTTTATGGATTTCTTTATTTCTTGGTTCTGCGTCAAATACGTATATTGCACGTTCATTTGCACTATTACCATTACCTTCTGCACCATTCATTGAAATAGCATTAGACAAAAAGAAAGAGTCTATAGCGCCTTCAACAATATAGTAAGGCTCGTTAAAATTAACTTTATCTAGACCAAAGATTTTTGGTCGATCATCAAACATAATAGTTATATAGCGAATTCCATTAGGATCAAAGCCACGAGCCGAAACACCAAAGCATTGACCATTTTCATCAAGGAATGGTATAACTAGTCTTGGTTCATCTTTACCAACATTTTCAAATTTACCTGGAATAATCTCATTAATCCAAGTTTTAAACTTTTGTACAAAGTATAATCGATAATGATGATGAGGTGGAATTTGCCTTTTAATTATATATCTCTTGACCGGATGATCTGGAGCTAATTGGCTAACTTTTTTTAATTTTTTTAGTGGATTGATATTGAAAGAAATTGTTTTGGTTTTAAACTGATTTTCGTCAATGCTTTTGGTATCAGTAGAAACAGTATTTGAAACAAACTTTTCAGCAATATAATCATTAAACAACAACGGGTCAACAGTCTTCAAGAAAAAGTTGAAGCCTTGACTCGCGCCACAGTTATGACAATAGTATGAGAACTTATTGTCACGTTCAAGAAGCCAGCCGCGGGCCTTGCTGCGTGATTTTTGAGAATCACCGCAGATGGGACATCTGAAGTTTATTTTGTAGGGATTTGTGTGTTTTATTTTGAAGTTATCAAGACGACCAGACAGCATCTGGGCATATTGAATATCCACGAAATCAACCATAATGTAAAGATCCAAATAACAGTAATAATTAGATTATAATTGGATCTGGAGAATTGTCAACCAAAAAGTATGCTCCAATTGACTTGTGTTGCAACAATACCTATAATTAGGAATGCTCCCATAATATACCATTTCCAATTTTCTAATATTTTAATACGGTTATCAATGCTTGTCAACCTTTTTTCTAGGCTGCCATTCATTTTGTGTAATTCTGACATAATTTCGGCATTGCGCTCTTGACGATTTAATCTACTTTCGTCTGCTAGTCTTTGATGATCGGCATACGACGAAGATCTGTAGTCTTCTAATTTTGCAGTTAAATATTCTGCTCTTTTTTGATCTTGTTGTCTATGCTCTGCCATTAGAACGTCAAGATCATGTAATTTTTCAGAAGTATTTTTTAACACTTCTCCATGAACAGCGACTTGTTTAGACATCTCTGCCATAGTTTCAAGTGCAGCGTCAAACTTACCGAAATACTTTTCGATTTGTTTAACATCTTTCTTAATAAGAGCTACGTCTGTTTTGATATCTACTTCGTCTGCCATATTTTGTTCCGTAATTAAAAATAAACCTCGCTCATTGGCGAGGCTCATTCATATTTATATTATTATAGCACTTACTATTGTTCAGATTCTGACACAGCATTCTCGTAATAAACAATAATTTCACCTTGTTGTTTTATAAATCTTCGGAGTTCTGCAATATTTAAAGCAAGATTTTCATAATCTTTTACACTAAATGCTACGAATGCTACATTACCGTTCTCAGCCTCGAATTCTTTAAGAAAGTCTTCAAGGTTGTCTTGATTAACTACGTATAATCTAGTATCAGTTAGGTTGATCGGCTTCGGTCGAGCTACTGTCGGCACTGACGTCTTCTGTATTTCCGTCACTACCTGTATTTCCGGCTCCGGTCTCAGACCTGCGCAGCCAGCTAGGAAGGGGATTATCACCAGTCCCGCCAGTATCTTGCTCGAGCTCACGCCACAATTTAGCGGTCGCACCATTCATTCTTCCTTCAAGTTGACCTGGTTCTTTAAGAGCCAAGGCTGTTAAATTATGTCGATTGAGTTTACTGCGGAGGTCATCACCATATGCCTCTGCTTTTTGCAAATCAGTTTGTAACTGTAAATTTGCTGCAGCCATTCTTGCTGCATCTTCTCGCAATGTTGTAATACTAGCTTCGGCGGTTTGGACTGCGACTTCCATTTTAGCAACGTTTGATCGTGCCGTTTCTAAGTCATTTTGTAGCTTATTAATATAAGCGTAACCAACGCCGCCTGTTGCTAGTATTACTAAAACAATTGCGATTTTAATTGAACCAAGCATGATTTAGAATCTTAGACGAATTAATCCTCGTCTTCGTCCTCATCATCTTCGTCTTCATCTTCGTCGTCTTCATCTTCGTCTTCGTCTTCGTCATCAGACTCAGCAAGATCTTCTTCATCAGACTCAGCAAGATCTTCTTCATCAAGCTCTTCAGCTTCTTCATCTAGACCTTCGGTCATTTCAAGGTATTTTTGCTCTAGAGCTTCTACGACGCGTGATTGAATTTCTTCTTCAAATGCTTCTTTCATTTCTAGTGGACGGCCAGCCATTGCTTCCGCTACAATTTTTTCTAAAGACATTTCTATCTCCTTTTGTTCTAATTAGTTATTCTATTTATTAACCAAACATTTTCGCTTGTGTGGCAGGTCCAACGACACCATCTGCAACTAAACCATTTAGCTTTTGCCACTTTTTAACAGCAATTAAAGTACCAGGACCAAAATCTCCATCTGCTGCTACACCAATAGCTTTTTGCATTTTCTTAACATCTTCACCCTGCATACCTTTTCGTAAAGTACGAATACCAGTAGATGCTGCAGCTTTTGGAGCTGGAGCTGGAATTTCACCACCTAGAATTGCTAATGCAGCTTCCCAGCGCTTATTGCGATCTTCTAATCCTATTGTACCACCATTAATCTTTTTTGTCAACCCTACATTGTCGCCTTTGTCGGCCCAAGTAGCAAGTTTATTTGTTGCCCAAAACCAACACGCTGATTCAATAGCACCTTGAGGAGTTGCTACATACTCTGCTGCTTCTTCAGCAGTCATTCCGATTGATTTGCCGAACGCTGTATAATTGTTACGACCAGTAAGTTGCTTAATACCTCTACCGCGGAACCTCCAACCATCGCCGTCTTCCACGTTTCCCATTGCTCCCCGTTTACTTCTGTATTTGTCCATGTAAACGTAGTTTGCAATCTTTTCAGGATTTCTTGCGTAAGCTTTTGCATCTTCTTTCCCCGCGCCAAAATAACGACCAAAGACTGAGTTAAGAGCCTTTTCGCTATAATTAAGATTTTCTTCTAATGTTGTAAAGTCTGCTGATTCGTGCGCGCATTGAGCCATAAATCCTGCAATACGGTTTGGTGTATTAATCTCGTACTTTTCAAATAAAGGTATTGCTGCTTTATACCATGATTCTGGATCTTTATTCTTACGAATCATTGCACTAAATTGTTCTAAAGTAATCATAGTTTGTCTCCCATTATATCTCTCAATTTTTTCTTCTTAGATTTGTTTTGTGAAGTCCATCTTTTTTGCGCTTCTTTAGAAAACGCAGATCCATCCATACCAGCAATATTACCAGAACCAACGCTATTTACTGGTGTTTCTTCTAGGCTCGGCTTAGTATTAATCTTTTTATTTTCTTTTAAACCACCCATTTTCATGACCATATCTTTAGCATGCCATTGTGGGCTATATGTATCAACCCATGACCATTCACGCTTTTTCTTATCCCATTCAAATACTTTCCACTCACCAGTATGACGTTCGTTATGGTCTAAATTTTTATCTAACATGAATTTGCGACCATTTGGAAATGTAATTTCTTTTTCTCCATTGGGGCCGGCTTTTTTCCAACGAGGAGCGGCAGCTTCTGTAATTAAAGCCTTGACATTTGTTTCTTCTGTGATATAATTGACATATAAGTCATTAAATACAGATAATGATTCCTCTAGATCTTCTTCATTAAGATCTTCAGTCAATAAAGTGCCATCTGTAAAGTGATTCCATTCTCTAATTAAGTAAAGCGCAGCAACGTAGGAGGCTAGTCTAGAACTACCTCCAGGAATTTTTGCTAATAATTTTTTGAGATTCGCGATCATCACATCGAATATTTGCCAAGATTTTTTCTGGGCATCTGTACGATCTTTCTTTTTAACTAAGATCTTACCTTTATCATCTATCACACCAGTCTCATACGCTTTCCATTTATTAAAAGGCGTAGCAAGTCTTCTTATAAATTGATAAACTAAAAATAAATCAACGATCATAGGATCATATTCCTTTAAGTGCTTCTGCTATTGAATCATCTGAATCAATATTATTTTTATGCAAAGAAATATCTTCGTATTGGACAACTTCGGGCATAAAATTTAAATATTCTACAAACGGCTTCAAGCAATCATGAAACTCATGAAGCTTCATGAATAACATATTAGTTGCTTCTGGACCAAAAACATTATATATGATAATCAGATGATTTAGAATCAACCTTTCTTTTAAATCATTATCTTGTCGATATCTCCCAAAGAGTTTTCTTAGATATTGAAAGCGCTTTAGGTCCTCCTCAAATTCTGAGATATCAGAGCATTGAGGATTATCATAATGTTTTGATGCAAATAACAGAAAAGTTGATTCTGTCAATATCATAACTACTACTTAAACTTAGCTATCAGCTGCGATAGTATCTTCAATCGCTGTATTGCCGGTTACACCAGCATCGCCAGCATCAGCTTGAGCTACCTTCATAGGTACTAAGCATTCTGCGTGATGACGGCCACCAGCTGTGTAATAAACATACCAGCCTGGTGTTTTAAAGCCTTTAGCACGGTTAGAAGCAACTGCTGCTTCTTCAGTACTAATGAACACAGCATTGTCGCGATCATTTGACTTGTTAGTGTTATTAGCATCGTCTTCTAACCATGTTGGTACTGAAGCTAATGCGTCTGTTTTTCCCCAAAGTGCCATTTTAGTTCTCCTAGTTAGGGTTTTTATTATTCTTATTTATTAACGTGCAGCTTCTTTAGCTTTTCTTAATCTTTCTTGCGCAGCTTTAATACGCTCGCGATCTTTATTTTTCTTTTCCATATCTGCAGCTTTTTTCTCAGCTGCATCTGCACGTCCCGATGTAGATATTCTTTTAGCAGCTTTCTTAGCTAAACGTCCAGCACCTAATGCCGTACGAGCACCTACTTTAAAAGCTGTACCAAGTACTTTACCAATAATTTCATCAAGCTGTTGTGGTGTTAATGTATCAGGATCAATATTATTTTCTAATAGATAAGCTTCTACTAAATCGTATTGTGTTTGCTCATCAAGTTTAATTTCTTCTGCCATATTTGCTTTATCAGCCATACGACCAGAAGCGCCAGAAATACCCTTCATACGGTTTACCATCTTACGCTTTACATCTGGGCTCGACTTCTTCATTGAAGACGAAGCCTGTGCAGCTGCAACAGCAGCATTTCCTGCAAGATTACCTGCTGCTTTCTTTACGTAACGATGAAGAAGATTAGGTGAGAGTTCGTCGAGTTGTTCTACTTCTTCTTTTGTAAGACGATCTGTTGCCTTAGCAATACCCGCTTTACGCTTGAAAGCTTTATTCCATGAACCAGGCTTTTTTAGTGGATCACGAGCACCAAGAGCATATGCGTTGTTTGCCATATCAGAAGAGGCTTTTTTAACATATGAACCAAGAGTCTTCTTGCTGATTTCATCAAGCTCAACTTCTTCTCCGCGCAGTTTAGCAAGTGAACGCTGTGTAGAAGTCATTTGACGAACTGGCTTCTTGCGACCAGTTGGAGTACGACCCATTGCTGCATCATGCTCGCGGTTTTTCTCACGCTCTTTTTTAAGCCAATCACCTTTTAACTTTGGTGCCGCTTCATCAAGCTCAACTTCTTCATTTCTTTCAGCAGAAAGCTTAGCAGCAACAGCCATTTGTTGACGCTTTTTCTGCGACTTACCTTTAAACTGAGGGGCATCAGAGTCTTGGAAGTCTTTTACCCAAGTACCCATATCATCGGATGCTTTAAGTTTTTCCTCGAGGTGTTTTTTGAAGCTTTGCATATTAATAGAACCTTTTTTATTTTTATTGATATTTATTAACTGTCGACCTTTGCACCGGCTCGCCATTGATAGCAAGACCAGTACTTAGCTTTCCACTTAGGACCTGGATTATCACATCCATGTCTAGCACGGAATGATGCACGGCGTTTTGGATCATCGCGTTTGATTTCCATATTAGGATCACCAAAGCGAACTACAACAACATTACCTTTATCATTCTTTACATAGACTTTAAACTTCTTACCAGATACTTCAGAAGTACGAATAGGATCGTTAAGTTTAATTTTCTTACCTTCATATTCGGCCTCTTCTACAATAAGATCTTCGTAAAGGTTGCACTCTTCGCAGATATCATCAATGCGTTCTTCTGTGTATCTAGTAAAAGTTTTCATTTTATTAGCCTCCAAACTCGTGACCAGCAACGCGCTTCATTTGTTTATTGAATTCTGCTTGTGATGGCTTTTCTTTATATAGTTTAATAGAAATTTCTGGTCTATCTTTACCTTTAATGCGCCAGTTATGACCTTTTTCCTTATGTTCAGGCTTTGTAGTCTTTACAACTCTACGCTTATAACCAGCTTCCCAAGATTCGGATCCTTCTTCAAG